TCAGCTTGTTTTAAAGACATCATTTGTTCAGCAGATAATTTACCTGTTTCAATCGTCTTTTGAACATCTTTCTCGTCAATACCGAGAGCTTTGGAAATTGCGGTAACTGCAAGTCCAGCAAGTGGGCCACCTAACGCTGTTGCAATACTAGGAGCAATCTGAGATAACCATTCCATATTATTTCCCTGCAATTAAATGAGTTATATATCCTACAAAGGCTGATATACAAGATACGACCATCATACCCACCCAAAATCCTCCACGACCTTTATTAGCAAGAGCAAGTAATTCTTCCATACCTGATTCTAATTTATCAACTTTTGATGATAACTGATCAACTTTTTCTACAAGCTGGCCATATTTAACTGGATCTATTTCAAAATTAGCCATAATTAACTTTTCCATATTTTAAAGTTATTAAATACAACATAGCCATAAAATAAGTTTAGTAATAATAGGCAAATTGGGTAATCAATTAAAAGTATTCCTAAGCAAATAGCAAAGGATTTATAAATAATTAATGATGGGACAATGCCAATCTTATTAATACCCCATTCCACAATCTTATTAGCCTCTTTACCTTTGTCAGATGCAATACATAGGTAAGTAGTCAGCCCATCAACTAATTGCATCAAGATAAAGATAGCCAATAAGAGATAAGCCATCTTAGATACCAGCACCAGGAGTTACATAAATAACTGAAGTACCACTAGCAGTAATGCCAGTAAAGTAAGAATTAAGGCCAAAAGCAAAAACTTCAATTGCTCCTGGCAACATTGGTAAACAATTAGCTGAGGCAGTCAGTACAGAAGCATTAGCAGCTGCTTCAGTGGCATTTCTGCCAATACCTAAAAAAACTACGACTGTGCCGGAGTTACAAATTCGATAGTTACCAGATAAGCTAGTTCCTTCATAGTTACTTGCTTGCACTGCTGTCGGTGCTGATGTGGCTGCGGTAAATGCTACTGATTTACCTGATTGTGCGAATGGGTTCATGTTATTTTTTTCCTTTTAATAAAGTGGCTTTCCAAGGCAAGGGAGTTATTTTTGGAACAATTGAAGGATTAATTAAACTTTCAATTTGTCCATCAAGATTTGCTTTGATATTAATTACCAAAGTTTCATCCGACTGAATCCAATCTAATATATCTTGTTCTTTTAAATTTTGATAAGGAATATATTCAGTATTTTCAATAATTTTAAAAATATAAATATCTTGAATTGATGCAGTTATTTCAGGATTTTCATTATTTACTGCTGTAACAATAAAATTAGCAGATACTGCAAAATCATTTACTGGTGCTGGTGGGCAAGGTAAAGTTGAAATTGCAGTAATTTTCCAAGTATAAAGATTCATGTTTTAACCTACTTTCCAATTTGTACCATCTGAATAAACTGGAACTGCAACAGCACCTCCAGTAGCTACTGTTGCACCAAAGGTAGGTGCTAAAGCATCTGTTACAAAAGCTCTTGCTCCAACACCACTTGTTGATGCTGATGGTAATGTTGCAACAGTATAGTTTGTTGATTTGGTAACACCATACGTTTGAGTTAATGTTGTACTTGTATTACCAATAACTGTATTATTTGAACCAAGGCCTACAGCGGTATATCCAATAACCATTTCATTGGTATTTGCTACTCCTGATCCTACTGTTTGATAACCAATGTATGTATTATTTGAACCAGTAGTATTTGCATTTGCTGAAGCATTTCCATAACCAGCATTTGATCCAATTGCAACGTTATTGCTTCCAGTAGTTAAATAAAGTGCAGTAAATCCTACAGCGGTATTACCACTTGATGTAGAAACTGCTTGTAATGAATTTCTTCCAATGGCCGTATTCGAGCTGCCACTCGTGTTTGCTCCAAGACAATTCACTCCCATAGCCGTATTCGAACTACCAGTATTATTAGATCCCAAAGCACTAGCACCTAATGCCGCAGAATATTGGCCAGTAGTGTTATTGTAAAGAGCTTGATAACCAACAGCAGTAATCGCAGAGTTAGCAGTATTAAAATAACCAGCTTGATAGCCTACTAAAGTGATATTACCATTAACTAAATTTGAATAACCGGCTTGATATCCTACTAAAGTATTGTTTCCACCAGTTGTATTTTTATTACCAGCTTGGTAGCCTACTGCTACTATATTTGCACCAGAAGTGTTTGAAGCTAATGCACTTACACCATTTGCTGTATTGGTTGCTATTGATCCAGCTCCTTTGCCAATGGTTAAACCTGATATCGAAGCATCGTTAGTGGCACTAAATGCTCCAGCAGCACTAAATGCACCTACCAAAACACTATTTGTATAAAAACTTAAAGCATTACTATTTAATGTACCAATAGCTAAAGGCATTGTTACAGACTGTAAATAGACTGTGCTGGCAGTATTAATAATGTTTTGCCCTGGTGTATTGTATCCAGAGCTAGTAACTCCAAAATCACCATAATAAGTGGATGCAGTACCAACATCATTACTAACAATAAAATCAACGGATGCTGCTGCACCGGCATTAGTATTTTGAACTATTTTCTGTGTATAAGCATTAGCAGAAGATGTGTAAGAACTATAAATATTAATGTCTGAATAGCCTAGTGTTCCAAAAGCATAAGAACCTTGATTAGCAGAAGAAGTAATATCTTTAGTAGCGACATAGCTTAACGCACTTGTAGCTCGACCAGCAGTTAAGTTTGCAACAGTAACTTGTTTAGTTGTTGCACTTTGAACAATTGGCAATAATTCTGTGCCAACTAAAGGGGTTGTTGATGCTGGTAAACCACTAATTTTTACATCAGCCATAATAATTCCTTAAACTAAAATAAATGAACCATCTTCTTGAACTAAATTATCACTAGATTCAGTAATTAATTTATCATTAACTGGTATGTTTCCAGTATTCACTGGAGGACTTCTAAAATTGTGCCAGCCATTATTTCTTAACATAATTAATCCTTTAAGATTTCAATAAACACAATTACCATAAAATATATTCTTTAACCTATGACTTGTCAATTTATACTGCTGATCCAGTCAATGAGTAAATATTTGAATCATAAAGCCTTACACCAGCAGCACTAGAAGTTGTTGCTTGACTTAAAGTAAAGGTTGAACCAACAATATTAGTAATATAAGTGCCAGGAACAATTCCAGAACCTAAAATTTTATTACCAATAGCCCAAGCACTTGGATTAGATACGCTAGTAATGCTAGTGCTTGTATTTGTTGTGCCAGTAGTTGCAGAGTGATATCTAGGCCACCATTGGGTATTTAAACTATATGTGCCTGATGCAACACTTTGAGGAACACCGCTAATTGTTATTGCATTACCAACAACACTTGAAACACTTCCTAAACAAAGATTAGGAACAGAAAGTGTGCCAACTCCATTTTGAACTGTTGTGCTAGTTGTTGTATAAATTAAATCGCCAGTATTGATTAAGTTACCATTAGGTGCAGTAAATGTTGCAGTACCATTAGAAGCAACAGTAATAGCAATACTTCCTAAACTAACTTGATAATTGCCATCTCCACCACCAGATATATATTTAGTTCCAGTAGTGTCATTATTAAAGTTAATTTCTGAACTTATTGGCATAACTGCTTTATCTAAATATTGGCTAGAAATTGCATAAATTTTTTGTGATAAAGGTTGACTTGAATCAACATTAGTTCTTGATCCTATATCGTCAAAATGAGAATTTCTGAAATAAACTTCAGTCATCACAAAGCTAGTATTTCCTGTTTTAGATGCACCTAATTTAAATTCGTTATAAAGACTTTCACCAAAATCACAATTATCAAAAATAATGTCACAATAAGTTTGTGAAGCAAATCTATATGGAGAATTAAACCCAGTTGCTCCAGCAAAAAATGAACAATTATCAAATTTAACGTTGGTATATGCTAATAAATGTAAATCAGCATAAATACCACTGTATTTCCAAAAAGAAAAATCGCAATTTACAAAATTTACTGGTGCACGAGCGGACACTTGGCTTACGCCACAGAAACCAATGGAAGCAAATGCTTCTGCATGAACTCCTTGTATAAAGTTACTTTGACCATATCTACCATTAATATTAAATAAATATTTACCAGACATATTGCACCCATAAATATAAGGTGCAAATCCTGTTTGTGAGCCATAAGTATTGCCATCAAATCCATACAAAGAAATAGCATTAGTACCACCAAACCACCAAATATTTCTTGATTGAGTTTGACCTATTGAAAATCCTACTTTGTTTTGAATAATAAAATTGTTAGAAAAAGACATTTCAGAAGCATTTGTAGTAATCCCGTTTGGAGATAAACAAATACCTACAACAAAGCCATTAACAACTAAACCATTAAATTCACATGATGATGTTTCAGCAGCCGAAGCAACATAATAAGATGATAAGCCTGGATACCCACCATCTGATGGAACAGATGTACCAAATGGATCAACTACAATACCTGCATAAGGAGAATATCTTGAATCCCTACATCCAGCAGTAACATAGGTACTATTTGTCATTAAATCTGAAGTGCCTGGATTTAAATTAGGACTAAATATGTTTTTACCTAATACATAAATATTAGATATTTTTACTCCACGACCATTTTGAATACCAATAGCAAAAGTATTGTTAAATGTTGGCACAATTTGAGCCATTTTTGTTAAGGCAGTATTGGCTTCAAAACCAAACTTTTCACCTTCAATTTCAATACTTGAATAAGACCAAAATGTACCTGACCAAGAACCAACAATTAAAGGGGATGAAATTTTATATGTACCAACATTAACAAATAATTTTCTTTGATTTGCTATGCAATAATTAATTGCATTTTGTAATGCAGTTGTATCATCAGTAGTTCCATCACCAGTAGCTCCAAAATCTTTTACTGAAATATATTGAGATAATTTTGCTGTCACTGTTTCTGGTACAGAATTAGTAAAAGGTGGGGTATAAATAACATTTGAGGCATCATTACTAATCAAACTGAGAGTAGGTTGATCCCAAATAAGGTTGCCATTGACATCAGTAACAATCTGTCTATAACTTCCTACACCATAAGCAATACACTCTCCAGCACTGTCTAAAATGATTGGATTTGTATTTAAAATGCTTAAAGCAGCATTTTGATAAGTATTCTTAAAAGTTGTGGTTGATGGAATATAGTAGTAAACAAATCCACCAGCCAAAGGATTACCATTGGCATCTAAGAATTGTTGCTTTGCGTTTGGAATTAGTGAGCCACTCATTGTTCATTTCCTTTTTTTAATTCCATCAGATTACCTAAATTATAGTTGTTCTTCATGGTTTCTTGCATCTTTTGGGCATCCTTCTTAGAAAGATTACGCAATAGTAAATTTTTTCCAGCTTCACCAACAGCAACACCAGCACCTGTTCCAGTTCCATGACTTAAATAACTAGCAATAGCTCCTCCAGCAAAAGGTATTTTTTCAGCTAATGCTGGTAATATCCCCATTCTTTCAGCTTGCATTGCAGCACCTTCATAAGAATGGATGCCTGGCATAATCTGACCACCAAGGTTTAATTGATGGAAAGCTAATTGCTCATCGGGATCGAAAGCATATCGAATCTTTCCTTCTCTTGAGTTCATTATTTTATTTGCTGAATTTTGATTCCATACCCCAGCTTTTGCTTCTCCAGCCTTAAATATTTCACGAGCAATCGATCCTTTCATTTCTGATTTAATCATATTTGCTTGTTCAATTAAATCAGATGGAACTTTGTAATTAATATTTCCGACCTTAATGAATCCTTTAGAAATATTGTCAGCAGTATCGTAAATATGTTTCCATTGAGCAGTATCTAAACTGTTTAAACTACTCATTATCTTGTCTTGATTTACACCTTTTTTAATACCATTAGGATCAAATTCACCAAAGATGGTATCCATGCCTTTAGAGTCAAAAATGGTTTTTTCTAAGGCATGGAGTTTTCTTCCAGTTAAAATTAAACCAGGACCACCAGCTCTAGCAATATCTTCATCAATTGAATTAACTAATTGACCTATTTCGTATCTGTTTTCAGGTTTCCATAAACGATTAACAGATTGCCTTAATTTTTCTAATCCAGCAATTGAATTTGGCTTTGTTCCTTGCAGTCCTTCAGTTTTATGTAAATCTAACAATTCTTGCACTCCAGAAGTAAAATCCCTTTGTCCTTTCGATTTTAATTCTGCTTGAAATTGTTTATTATTTAATTGACCTTCAAAACTTGTGGCATCTACTGGGTTATCTCCCACCTTCTTTAAGGCCATTTTATAAACATCATGCTTCAATTTGTTTAAATAACCTTTAATGCCTTCATACTCTCCTGTATTGGAATCAAACTTACCAATAAAGCCATTATTTAAAGCATTGCCACGTTCTTCATCATTAATTAATGCACGACTAGCACCAGTCTTTTCAATCCGCTCATTTGCAAAATTAGTAAGAGCATTTTGTTCACTTGCAATTTGCTCTTGGAGTATATGGCCATAAGGAGATTTATCTGGTCTTTTTGCTTCATTGTATTCAGCTCTTAAAGTATTTTCATTGCCAGTTATAACACCTGGTCTAATTTGTTTACTATCTTTTAAGATTGGTCTAAGAATATCTGCTCTTGTTAATTGCTCATTAGGAGCTACATCTCCAGCTGTCTTTGATGATTTAACTTGTGGGAATATTTCTCCACGACCATAAGATTCACCAGATAGCTTTCCAGAGAAAGGATTGTTCTCGACCATTGCTGCACCTACACCGCTCAATGTAGAAATAGGAGTGACATTAGCCGGCATTGCTGGTAATTTCTGTAATGCTGGTTCAGTCAATGCATATTTACTTGGCATCTTAGGAGCATTGATCTCAGGAGGCTTTTGATACCCCATGCGACCTAGCAATTGGCTTTCTACACCTAACATTGGTGGAAGTGGTGCTGATGTACCTAATACTTTTTTAGGCACTTCTCCGAGCATTTCAACAAGGTTCTGCCCTGTTTGAGTCTGTGGCTTATATTGGAACTGACTAATCAATTCACTACGTTTCTTTGCCTCTTCATAAGCAGAAGGTTGGCTTCCCTTGGGGACATAACCATAAGCCATTGCTGATGGAATTGCAGTCACTGCACCAGTGGCCATTGATCCGGCAGCCTCAATACCACCCAATAACTTCTCAAGCATAGTATTCGGTTTAACTTCTTGAGGAGCGACTGTTTGACCTAAGCCAATTCTTGATAAGGCAGCAGTCATCACATCCAAAGGAGAATAGACTTTATTCTGTTGTGGCTGGCCTTGCTCTGGCACTAAAGATTCAGCTTGTTTTAATAAATCAGCACTTGAAACACCTTGGAAAGAAGGAGCTACATATGAAGCCTTTGGATCAATCTGAACATGAACTGGATCACCTTTTTTTACCAATGGCCTGTGTAATCCATATTGTGCCAAGAATGAATCTGGCACACTTGTTGGCAAATCAATTGCATTTTGATGCACCATCGATGCACCTTTTGGTACATCAGCCGGAGTAAATATACCCTTTTCACCAGCTGCGGCTCTTTTCTTTAAATCTTCTTGTTGCTGTGCGGTTCGAGCTCCACTCGTAATAGGAAGATCTAATCCTTTAGGATTTAACTCTTTATTGTTTTTCCAATCCTCTTGCATCCTTGCAATTCGATTTTGCAAGTCAGAATCTAAACTTTCTAAATCAATTTTAGGGGTTTCACGCAAAGGCTTAGTATCACGAGGGATCTCAAGCTCATCAAAAGTAACAGTTGGCTTTGATGGCTTATATCCACCTTCTGACAATAAATCTTTAGAAGAAATTAATCGTGCCATTATTGACCTTTAGTAATTAAATCATTAATTTTGTCGATATGTTTTGCTGCATCAATAAAGCGTTTTGATTTGTTACCGCCTAAATTTTCAACGACTGAAGCAAATGCTTTAGGATCTGTTTTCTTATTTAATGAAGCATCATATAAACGAATCGTATCAAGATCTAAAACTTTGTTCCACTTATCTTGGAAATCTATTACCTTCTCAGGTGATTTTGAATACTTTTGAACACCTTGATAAAACAAATCATTTATTTCACCCATCATTCGATTAATTCGAGTAGCCTCAATAATGGATTTCTTATCCCATGAAGTTGTTCCACTAATCTCACCAGCCAATCTTTGTCCAGCATCGGAAGCATTAATGCCTGGGTTCTTTGCTAATTCAGCATTTTGTAATGCTAATTGATGGCCTAATAAATTAAAATCAGTAACAGAATTGCCTGTATATGGTAATCCAGCAAAGTTACCTTTAAGATCATTTAATAATGAACCGCCAGTACCAGTTGATGCCTTTTCAGCATACTCAATAATCTTTCCAGCATTGAATCTTAAAGTTGGAATAGCAGCTGCCTTTTCACGAGCATCGTTATATATTTGGTTGCCTTTTGTTAAATTAGTTTCAGTTGTTGTAGCTAAGTTTGTAACCATTGGCTTTTGTGGTGGCTGACCTTGTTGCATTGGACTCATACCACTTTGAGGCATTCCAACTTGATTCATTCCACCTTGAGGAATAATTGTTGGAGCACCACTTGGATTCATAATGTATTTAGTGCCAGATGGTAATCCTGTTCCATCGCCTTCTTGAGCTACTAATTGAGTGCCTGTTGGTAATTGACCTTGAATAAATCCGGATGGAGAAGTCTGGCCTGTTAATGGCTTTACAGTGAGTATTTGAGTTCCACCACCAGTGCCAACATATTGCTGTTGTGGTAATAACTTACTGAACAAAGTTTCATTATTCAATGTAGCTCTTTGTTCAAATTTAATCCAATTATGTAAAGCATCTCGATCTTGTTCAGCATTGCCAGTTTTAGGTGGTAATGTAGCCATATGAGTGCCAGCTTCTTGTGCACTAAAGACACCTTTGCGAACTAAATCAGCAAATAAATTTATAACTTGGTCTCTATTAACTTCTTTTCCCTCATCAATACTTGCGACTAATGGCCCAATTCTTTGACCAGCTAAACCATTTTTAGTAGCTAATTTATTTAATTTTGCAATGTCTGAGTTTGTTTGGCCAGTTTCTAATGTATATAATTTTGCTGCGAAATCCGGCAAATTTAAAGAAGCATTTGGATCTTGAGCCAATTTAGCAATGATTGCTGGAACATCTCTATTCCCATTAGCATCAGTAAATTCTTTCATGGCTGCTGATACTGCTTTATTTGATTCTAAGCCTTGTTGAGCTTGTTCTAAAGCCACTCTATTCTTAGCAATATTTTGACCAGCAGCGTAACTTTCAAGAATACCCCCAAAGTCGGGAGTGACCATTTGTTTTGGTACTACTTGAGTTGATTGAGCTAATTCCATTATTTATTATTCCTTATGCTTTTGTTGGGGTTGCACCATAAATACCAGCACCGGCTTTAGCAAGGTTTAATAAGCTATTAAATGTATTGGCCTCTTGTGCTCCTGATCCGACTGTTCCTTGAGCAATTGCATTACCAGCATTAACTGCTGAGTTATAACCACCTTGACCAATACCGGCAGCAGCGTTTTGTCCCATTGTTAATAATTGAATTAATGGATTTGTATTTGCTTGAAAACCCTGTAAAGCATTTCTAAATTGATCGTTATAGGTTGTATTAGCCAATCCTGTTGTATAGTCAGCCAAAGCCTTACTTTGTGCTCCAGATCCTAACAAACCTTGAGATGACAATTGATTATTTGTATTCTTTAAGCCTTGGCCTAAAATAAATTGATAGGCTGGTGTGTTTGCATAACTTTCTGGGTTATATTGAAAACCTCCACCAGTCCCACCTAATCCCAATAAACTCATCAGATTTGGCATTGCAGTAGCACCAAATTGAGAATAAGGAGCTAAGTTTTGTTGTAACTGTGAATAACCTTGAGCTTGAGATTCAGCTTGCTGTCGTGCAGCTAATGTTGAAGCATCCGCTTGTTGTTTAGTTCCAAATAATCCACCAATTGCATCTGTAATAAAACTCATTATCTACTCCCCATCATGACCATTGCATGAAATTTGTTATCTCTGATATAGGCTTTCTTGATTCTACCTTCTTCAATAAACCCACACGCTTTACTCAATTTTAATGCACTTTTGTTCCAATCGCCAATAGGAGCAATGAACTTGCAAGCTCCACGCTTTCTCATTTCTTTTATGCAATGCTCAACAAACTTTTGCGTTTCTTTACACTTCAACAGACAAACATGAATTTCATAAGTTGATGGAGTTACCATTCTAAACATTACAAACCCACATTGATGGACAAAATAATCAGCAGTATCAGAATAAGTAAACTGTTTCTTTTCTACTCCATCGACTCGAACCGAGTTCCATACTCGATCATTTTGCATAATCGATTCAATAAACTCTTTCACGCAGCCACCCAAGCAGTTCCGTTATAAAATGCTGGTGATTTAATTGCTCCACCACCGACCAATACCCCTAAGAATGTAGGAGCTAAAGCATCAGTAACATAGGTTCGCATTCCAATCGTTCCAGCTGGCAATGTAGCTACTGTAAAGCCAGTGCCAATAATCGGCTCTTTAATAGTTGGCTTATTGTCTAAAACAACATTTGTTCCTGTGCCTGTGACTGAATATGATGTACCCCAAGCAGATCCAGTTGAATTTGGAATGCCAGCACTCGGATAAACCATTGGTAAACTATTACTTAGTGAACCGGCAGAAAAGTTTAATCCTGTACCAATCGTTACATTGCTAAAACCACCAGCACCATTACCATATAAAACACTTCCGCCACTTGTAGGTGGTGCATAGTCAAATCCAGATATTGCTGCGGATAGTGCAGTACCATTCCCTTTTACTAAGCCTGTAACTGTGGTTTTAAGGGTTATAGTGGCTTCATTATTTACTACAGTTACTGTTCCGGCAAATCCATTAACAGTTGCAACAATTAAATTAATTAATGCCAAGGCTTGAACTTGCGTTAATGTTAAAGCTGGTGTTTCATCAGCACCTGTTCTTTGATAAAGCTGAACCAAAAACATTAACCAAGGAACAGTTAAATTCTTATTATCATCCACCAATGGAACATTGAGGACTGGAAGATTAGTGGATAGGTTTGCCATTATTGGTTATTACTTGACGCATCAATAAAAACACCATTTAAAGCAGTTCGAACTGGTGGACTCCAAGACACTTCAAAGACTCGATCACGAGCCATGCCCAATCTGTTCCATTGCATGACTGTAATATATTCACCTTCCATGCCTAAACTTTGAAATACTGGATTACCATAAGTCTTACCACGATCATTTGACCATCTTAAACCAACATTAATTTCAACATTGTTATAACCATTACCTGATTCCATCTCAAGAATCAAACTACGATAACGTACACGATTAGAAGAATCATCTTCCATGTGATAAAAAGTTCTCACTCTAGTAATTACTTGGCCATTGTCTGTGTAGTTATCCTGATCAATTGCATAAAGATTTCCTGTTTCCCAATCACCAACAACTAATTTTCCATAAGCAAATGCAAAGCAATTGGATCGATGACGATTAAACACACCTTCATTATCAATATAATTCCACTCATTCCATTGTTGATTAGATAAGTCATAAACCCATGTCTTATTGGCAGTCGGGAAAGTTACAACATAAAAGAAATGGCCATTGAGCTCGTAGGTATAACCAATTGCATCAGCTAAAGTTGGATAACCTTGCAATTCATTGTTGATCGCAAAGGTAGAAATAATATTAGCAGCGAAGTTAGCAGTCTTACAAATAAAGGCTTGACCTTGTGGTGACTGTGCCACCCAATAGAGCTCACCATCCATTTGAGCAATTGAGTTGGTGGCAGCACATCCATATTGCATGAATGAACCAGGTAACCTTCCAAAAGGGAAGGTAGTATTGCCTTGGTTAAACCATATTTCAGTCGTAATTTTGCCGAATAAATAAACATATCGTCTAGTAATGCCGATATCAATTAAAGAGTCTGAGAATCCTGTGGTACTTGCATAATCAATCGGATCAAAGGTGGTAGTGTTCGGCAATGAAATATACCATTGACGTGTACCAATACGATTTAATACAAAGTAACCATCTACATAATTGACTTGATTACCGCCATAAAAGCCTGGCTGACTAATCTGAGCAAAAGCATTAGTTGCTAAATTGATTGTCCAGCCACTATTATATACGCCATCAACGAGAATAATATCGGTTGTATTATCGACCATCGATACTGGGCCGGTAGATGAGGTAATTGTGCCTATGCTAGTAAATGCCCATAAGCTACTGATTGCATAGACTGTGTTCCCACAAACACCATACAATTGCCCATTGGTTGCATAATATAGGCCACGCCACTTGGTTGGTGCTACTGTTCCCAAAAGGGTTAAGCCTGGTGTTGGATAGTGAGTATAAGGAAAAACTGAAGTTTGAGGATTTGCTTCTAAATATAAATTAATGCAACGCTGAGCGGAAGCAATTATGCTCCTTGCTTGATAAGCTCCATTGGATAAAGCAATCTTTGCCATTATCCAGCACTTCCAACATAGAAATCACCATAAATATTGTATGCTCCAGACTTGCCTCTTAAGGCCACTGGCATATGCAACAATGGGATCTGTGAGTTGTTTTCCATGATGGCTCTCATGGATACTTCAGCATATCGTGTAATCTTTGGATTCTCAGGCAATCCGTATATCGTTAGTATACGATCTGCAAGATTCCATTGCATTGCATCCAAATACTCAGCTGGCATTACGATTACTTCACTTAAATTTTGGAATGCTTGTAACTGTGTCATCACAGTTAAGAATATTTGATATTGATTATTTGGCACTGGCCACACAAATACATTGCCGACTGGGAAGGTTGAATCATAAAACACATACTGAGGAAAAGCATTTAGTGTCTTAATGCTGATTCTGTCGTAATCTTCTTTGGCTCTTAATACTTGTAAAGGATAATCCACTGGCAAATTAGAACCACCTTGCATTCGAATGAATGCAGCTTCTATTTTTGCTGGTCTTTCAATATTGAATTGTTGGCCTAAACCAATTGTGTAAGATGTTGCACCAGTTGCAGTGATGCTAACAGTCTTTAAGTTGTAAACCATATACCTTCTGCGTTGCCACTGGGCAATCATCATATTCAGCATATTGAAACAATCGTTAATATCTTCAGGCAAAGATGATTGACCTACACCCACCACGTTTGCAGTCTTGAGGGCTAGATTAACAATGTCCCTCGGAGTGGTTGGCAATGGCTGGCTCATATCTATCCTTAAATATTAAATAATGGACTCCCTTTTGGGAAGCCCATTAAATACAACTACAACGCAAATTTAAACTACGTCAGCGACTACGCAAGCCCACTCAGGTTTGATTGCTGCATAACCATAAAGAATGTCCATACGAGTAATCAAGCTATCTGACATCACGTCATACGCTTCAATCATTCTTAAAGAGATTCCATCAAACTGTGCTCTTGCAGCCTGTACCACACCAGCTGTTGGCATTTCTAAGTCAGCACAAGCTAAAGTAAATGCTTCTGGGAAGTAAGCTAAGTTCTGACGATACTGTGAACCAGCCGGCATTACTAAGCTAATTGCAGCTGAGTTTGCTGGTGATGCAGTTACAGTATTGAATGCTGCCGGAGCTGCAACAATTGCTGGGTAAATTGGAATGCTTGTTGCACCAGAAGCTACGTTAGCAGTAACAACGAACTGACGTAACTGACCTTGTGAAGCACCAGTCAATCTGTTGATTGCGAATACGTTAGCAATAGTGATGATGTCACCCTTAGTCAATGTACCAGTAATTGCGTTCACTGCTAAAGTAGTACCAGTCTGTGAAGCACCATTCACTGTACCAGCTGTGAATGTACCAGTTGTGTGAACTAAAGTAGTTTGATCGTACATCCAATCGAAACCTAAAGTATCACGACTGATAATGCCTGTTTCATACTGATCTGCAATTTTCACTTGTGGGTTAAACAAACCAGCTAAAGATGAAATTGTTCTTGATTGAGTTACTGGATCAAGAATAATTTTACGATCCATACGAGGACATAAATTTTGATCGAGAGCTGCACCAGCCTGTAACCATTGTGCAGCTTGTGGGCTGTTAATAGTTGTACCAGATAAGTTTGCGACCATATTGCTTGAAGCATTAACTACGTTCATTAGATCAGCAGCAACATAAGCAGCTAAACGATTTACTGCTGGAGCTAAAACACGCTCAGAGAAATCATCTAATTGCATTGTCTTTTCAGCAGTACCGAAAGAGATAGGCACGTTTGCTTGAGTTGCGACTGTTAAGGTTGTATTCTGCTCGTTAGTGCCTTGAGGAGTAATAGAAGGACCAGTTGTCACTGTGTAATCGTTTGGAAGTCTTACACGGAGTGTACTTCCAATTTTCGCTCCGGATCGAGCGAATTGATCATCATACTGACGTGATACTGTTCTTAAAAAAGCATTGGTTTGAGTGAACAGACGCACCGCTTCATTGGTGATCTGATCAATCGTTAATAATGAATTTGCCATGAATAAATCTCCATAAATTAAGGAAAAAAATAATAAAAAATACTTACTTTTCGCTTGGCTAGAGGAAATTATTCACGCCTATTACAATGATTCTACGGCTCATTTTGGCCTGAATTTATTGTACCCTTTATTTTTTAAATTATCAACAATAAGGGGTAATAGATTATCTTCTTCTTCTTGCGTTCTCAGATCTCCACTTAATCCATGCTTGAGTATCTGAAGGACTTGGCTCTGCACCACCACTTGATCGACTTGATCCACCATCCACATCACCGACTGGAGCTGGTGCATTGGATTTCTGTTTACCAAGTTCTTTAGTGGCTTTTGATGATAGTTTAGTCAATTCAACTCCCATTTGCATTGGACTTAGATTCGCAATCCTAATTGCTTCGTTAATATTCTCAGACTTACCCAAGAATGTAATTACTTTCTCAGGAGCTGGGATTGCAGCCAAGGCTTGTAGGAAATCTTGACCACCGACACCAGCCAGCTGAAGATTCGTCACCGACTTGTCGTATACATCACCAAACTCCTCTTTTGCATTCTTTTCAATCTCAGTCATTTTATTAACAAATGATTGCTCTTGAACTTGTTGGGCTGCAATTTGTTTAGCATACGTCATGGCAAGTTCTTGAATATTCTCTTGCGGAGAATACGTTTGTTCTTGCTGAGGCTGATATTGTTGTTTAGACTGCATTTCCTCTAGTTTCTGCTTGGCTGCGTTCTTCTCGGCAGCCAGCTCACCCATTCTTCTACGAGCCCAGTCCGGCAGTTCGTTATAAGAATTTTCTTGCTTTGCTTCTTGTTTGGGTTCTTCAGTAACTATTTCTTGAGGTAATTCGCTATCTATTTGCGTTGTAGATTGCTCATCCATTGTTAAATTCCTTCAGGTTGTATTTGCGGTTGTTGTTGTGGAGATTCCATTTGTTGCGGTTGTTGCATTTGTTGCGGTTGATTTGATTCTAAAATATTTGGTAAATAGTCATGAATCAATTGCGATGGATCAAATTGTGTCTGATCGTATTCGACTGCTGGTGGTTGTTGTACTTCTATTTCTTCATAAGTCTTTTGAGCAATAGCATTTATTTGCTCTGGCTTCATATTTGCCAAGATTACTTTCAATCGATCTGTTTCTGCTTTAAATGCGTTGATACTATCCTGACGCTCATCTTCGTATCGAATTGCTATATGATTCAATGCTTGGATGTCAGCACGTTGTTTCTCAATATCAAGGTAAGATTGTTTCTCATTCAATTGCTGAGTTAATTCTTGAATTGCTTGTTGTGATGCCTGTAACTGTTGCATCATCATTTGTTCTTGCTCGGATGGTCCAGTGCCTAAAATACTCTGTGGAATCCAATTTCTCATACGTTCTTGTAGTTTATCAGCACCAGGGAAATCAGCTGCACCCATGTATAAATCACCAATTACTTGTGATAATGCCGGCTGTGCTACTAATAACTTGGTCATCGAATCAAATGCTTCAGCTCTCTTCGTATCATAACTCGGACCACACTCTGCCACCACGTCAAACTTACCAACATTCGGATTAAAGATGGTTTTAACCTTGGCATCAGCCTCTTCTTCCTTCTGAACAATAGCTTGTTGTGCCTGTGGATCGACCATAATCTGATCTTCAGAACCATCTTCACCTAATATTCTGACGATACGTTTTGTATCATAAATCTTAGGAATCAAATCAATAATAATCTTACCGACAAATTGAACAGTATTAGCCTGTGCATCTTGAAAATGGAAAGTAGCTCTATTGCCCTGTTTAATCCTCTTATCAATTGATACACCAGATAACTCTTGAGATTGTTGTCCAAAGGTCTGTTCATACTGACCAGAGGCCATACTCATTTCCATGTTAGCAGTGGCCATCCCTTCGGTATAGACAGTTGCACCAGTTGGTGCTGGAGCTTTACTTGGTGTCGGAACTGGATTTCCTTGCTCATCAGCAGAGTTATAAGGCAAATAAGCATGATTCTCTGTGTTCGCAGTAGCCCAGTAATTCTCTAGTCCATTGATTGCTTCGACTGGTGCAAGGTAAGGAGATTTAGATTGCAGAGCTCCATATTCGAGTGCAGCTGAGGCATTATAGTTGTATGCTCTTTGAGCATCTTTCATATAACGCACAATGCCTTTGCGATCTAGTCTTTGTTCAATGATTACTTCTTCACCGACTTGACGAGCAATTGGAATATAAGTACCAGGCCAAATACCTTTCTCTAACACCTCTGTGCCACCAATTAAGTATTTTCTAATGATGTGCTTATCGATACGTCTGCGATCAATACCCTCTCCACCAGTGCGGATAATCTCATTAAAGAGCTTTCTTTCTTCGACAGTAATATCTGATTCACGCATGAATTTAACGCTGCCATCATCATTCGTGATGGAGTAAAGCCATTCTTTACGAGTTTCTTTTTCGTAATAAGTTGCCACTTTTACAACATCTTTAGTAACCCATTGCTGATTACCATTGCTTGTTGGCACTTTAACATTAGGATATTTACGCTCAAACTCTTTCCTTGGCATATCTTCATAAATAAAAGCATACTTGGCATCTGAGCCATCACGCTTCTTAATGTGTGGATCTAAATAGACTGAAAGTGCATCTGGAATCTCTTTAATGTAAATCTCTTGATCAAATGTTGAATCATCAGCATATTTAGTAATGACTTGCACATAACCAATACCGCCACCGACTTGTTGCTCGGAAGCAATATCGTAGGCCACCTTGGCATTACTTTTGTATTCAATGTGACGAATAAGGCCTTCATAAATCTGGGCAGCTTCATATGATGCTTCACCATTGGTAGGATGGACCTGAATTGATGGCTTGTTCTCTTTCATCTGATTAACAATCATTAACCAGTGAGTATGGACTTTATTAATTGTAATCATTGGCTGAGTAGCCATATGTCTACGAGCTTTGACTGAAGGCTCCCATTGATCTTGATTATCAGAGTCAGCAAATAAGAAACGCATATCTTCTTTAAATCGTTGACGAGATAATGCTTCCCAGTCTAAACAACTCTTGAAGTTATCTTGAGCTCTCGCAATAATGTCTTTTTCTTTTTCAGCCATAAATTATCCTTTACATCCACGATCCACCATAGTTACCATTCCTAGTAAGCATTGGAGGTTTCTTTGGTATTGTTAATTTCTTTTCTGCTCGATCTCGAACCATGCCAGGGAACAACTCAGTCAATACCCATATCCACGCATCCACTCGGTTTGGAGAAGCATTACCAATATATCCCTGCGTAGAAAATCCAGCCATCTCATCCTCTAGCTCAATAAACCTTCCACAATGCCTAATTTTACCTTGTTCGTAAAGAAGAGAAAAGGGTTCAGCTCGCACTACTTTACCACGAGAGGCACTAACTGCCTTGTATGGTGTCCGAGGCCTTGCAGTCTGGATGACCTGTTCGACCATTGCACCACCAAAGTTTGATTCAGCCAATACAAGATCAGCCTTGTGTCTGTCAAATGCAGAGGCAGCCACCTTACCCCAAGTAGCCGGTCCAGCTTTAATTGTGCAATCTTCTAGTAAGTACGCATTGCCATCAGTACCCAAAGCACCCACAACAATCCCAATGGCATCATTATCAGCATTGTCAGTATCACCACTGCCACTTGGATCAACTCCGACAAGTACACGCACAAAATCCGGTAATCGTTCATCTTCCACTCGCCACTTGTCAATATCTTCTTCTTTAAATAACTGATTAGGATTGGCATCGGCAAACTCTCCTTCAAGAAATCGTTTTCTTAACCTAGCACTAAGATTTTTGAGCGTATCCAAATAGCCAGATGATAGATTTTCTTTGTTATCAGTGGGATTAATTTGAAAATTAACATAATCCTGTTCGTTACCAATCGGATTCTTTGTTTCAGGGTCTCTGTGTTGTATGAATAGTGCATAAGTCCAGTGATTTTTGTTAGGTGGATTACAGTCAAAATACATTCTTGGTTTAAGTAATGTTGGGTTCTTTCCTTCAATAACTTGTTCAACTTTCTGTGCAAGTCTGGTGATGGCAATCCCTACAGAATTATAAGGTATCTGACTACATTCGTTCAAGTAGATGGTAACAAACTCCATACCTAGAATCTTCTCAGTTCGCTCTTTGTCATCGAGTCCACCAAACCATATCTCTGATCCATTAGGCAACGTGATAAACCAATCAGTCTTATTGATGTTGTATTTAACACTAGGAAAGGAGAGCTCCATCACCTTTGGAAAAGTATCATACACAATGGAGTTTTTAACCTGGTTGAATCGGAATCGGAGAATGGCATGACGTGATTTAGGAGCTTTGAGTGCTCGAACTATAATCTGCCGGACTAATAAAAATGTCTTACCTGATCTTGATCCACCAAATAACATGGCATAGGTTGCATCGCCATTAATGATATTGAGAGCCTCTACTTGTTTAGTATGAAGTTTCACGCCTGTTCATCTTGGGGTAATAATTGAATCGTTAATGCCGAACCATCAGCACCTGATAACTCTTGTTTAACTGTTTCGGACCATTTCATCTGTGCCTTAGTCCACCAGATCATCGCAGTGGTATCACCTGACTGTGCTTTATTGAATAAAGTATCCGCAATCTGCGTACTGGCTTCAGCCTTTCCTAAGACTAACTCGACTTCATAATGTTTGCACAATGTTTTAATGTCAATACCACCAAGCAATGCACAAATTTGAGCTTGAGGCAGTCCAAGGCCAGAGGTTCTTTTTACTATGGCTCTTGTTGCTTCAGTTGGCTCGTGTTTTCTCATTCTTTTATTGTAAGGAAATAATTAATAATTTATTTTTAAAATAAGTAAATAAATCAATTGTTTATTAAATATACTTAAATCCTTTTATGAAGAATTTAAACTGTAATTTCTTTTTCTAATTCTAACTCTATTTTGCTTGATAAATTAAGTAGTTTTTGAGTTAATAACTCACCTCTTTGAATCTCTAATCGATTACTAGGAACAATCTTGCTAATCTGTACCCAAGTTAAATAAAATTCTTTTAGATTTTCTTCCATTAACAATTCCAATTCTTCAATGAGGCTTTGGCTCTTCCAGCCGGACCTTTTGCTTTCTTTACTACACCCGTCATCCTCGCACAAAATGATTCTTTTCTTGCTTCATCTTTCTTTGTCTTTGGATTCGGAGCTGGAGGCTTTAAATCAGATCCATTCTTCGCATTGTATTCAGCTCTGCCTTTTGCAGTCATACCAGCACCTTTATCGGTTGGGTTATAAGTCTTACCCTTACCGACTGTTTTATGCGGAATTGCTTTATCGTGCTTCTTCATTTCTTTTTCGCAGTCTTAGCAGCTTGTTTAAATGCTTCAGCTGTTGGAGCACCTTTAGTGCCTGGCTTCCGCATCTTTTCTACTTTCTTTCCTTCAGCTTTCTCTTCTGCTATACGTTTTCTTTTAGCATCAATGTTGGCATAAAGTCCATTTTTCATTTTTTCTTTTTCTTTCCAGCTTCACGCTTTTCAGAATAAGCAATAGCAAGACTTTGTTTTAAAGGCTTGCCACTCTTTAACTCAGCCTTCACATTCTTTTCAAAGGCTTCTTTGCTTTTAGATTTAACTAAAGGCATCTTTATAGTGCATGAATAATTGCAATATTCAACTTAACAGCTTCAGATAATGGCCCAGCTGATACGTTGTATAAACTGATTACTGCTGATCCAGCTGCGATAGTTGATACGAATGCTGTATAAGTACCGGCTGTTGCGTTACCACCTGATACGTTTACCATTAAAGTATCTCTGGCTGAGATGAGTGAATTGTTTAAAGTGAATGAAGCAATTGCTCCAGCAGCCAAAGAAGCATTGTTCATTGTTACGTGAACATTACTAAAGTTGGATGTAACTCCTGTTGGTTTGCTAGTTGCCTGAGTTACTGTACCTTGTGCTGCTTTGCTATAACCAAGTTCTTGGTCAGCATAGCACGTTAAAAATACTGGGGTATCGACTGCAACGCCTGTAAATGCCATGATTATCTTCCTTTAATTTTTTCTAAAGTTTTAATTTGAGCGGCAGCGTATTTCTTGACTGCCATCATTCTTTTTCGATCTGATTCAAGTTCTTTAGCTCTGGTGAGGCAAGCTAAATCTTCCCTTGCTTGCCAATTAGAAACCTCGTCATTCTGTTCCTTAACGACTGTTCCCAGCTTCATTAATGAATTGGATGGAGTTTTCCTCGTAGCCATTACTTGCCTTTGTTGCCAGAAGAAATATTCGTTTCCTTCGGCATTGGCACACCATTGACACGAACTGGTTCAGCTTTAGGACCAGCTGGAGCTTGAATCATTGGCTTTGTGCCAAATCTGCAATTACTTGCATAATCAACAGCAGCTTGAATATTACCAGCGTCTGGCAAACCAGAAGAACCTTTTTTGTTTTTTTCAGCAGTAGTTTGATAAGCCATTCTTTTTGATGAATCGCTCATACCTTTAACGTCATAATCTTTCATTTTATTTTCCTTTGCAAAGAAATCTCAACATGAGATGACTTATTTTAACATATTTGCTAGTTTGTGAACACCATCTATCGAATCAATCCTTACTACTGGCCCGCCCTTCCAATTACGCATAAACTCACTTTGAGCCTCAGTAAATTTAGCCTTTTCACTCGATTTAATCTCAACAAGAATAGTATGAGTGTTACCAATTCCCACCATAATGTCCGGAAACCCTCTACCAACATGAGAAGTAATATACACATTAAAACCTAATTTTCTAAATTCTTCAACAATTTCATTTTGGTTTTTATCTACTCTTTTAGCGTATGTCATTGTATATTAATAAATTTGTGTTATAAATCGCTATTATAGGGGTAAATATGAAATATTCATCCGATGAAGAATTTATACGAGTGTGGCTAGAATTAAAGTCTGCTACCAAAGTTGCTAATTTTTTTAAGCAAACAGTTCGATCAGTATACATTCGCAGAAAAGCCCTTGAAGCAAGGCACAAGATTTCTTTAGATGCAAATTCAGGCACATTTACACCAACAAGATTAATAACCCCTGGCAATATGCGTAGGGAACTTGAAGTAGATTTTGGA